TTTGAATATACTTTTGTCATTATAAATTAGCCTTTTCTGCTTCTATTTCAACTTCGTTTGTTTCTCTATCTATTTTTATATATCCATCTGTTACTAGTTGATTTACATTTGCAACTGCTTGATTATTGTATGTATTTTTTACGCTATCACTTTGAGCCGCATATTCAATTTCACTTTCTGCGACTGATAGTCCTTTTCTTGATCCAATGTCTTTAAAATACATTGATGCCGCAATACTTTCTCTTACCTGTGTATTGCTGTTGACTAAATTTGTTGCTTCCGTAGAACTTAAAAAATTTACTGTGTCCTGCGTTGCTATAACAGTTGTTGACTGATTATTTTTATCATCAATTAATGATTTTGCATTAGCGACTGTGCCTGCAAGTGCAACTGTTGCCGCCGCGGCACCTACGGAAAAATCTCCAACTGGATTAGCAATAGTACCAGCACTTTCGCCTATTTTTTTAATCTCATCTTTTACTATTCCGCCTATCTCTTCTTTCAAGGCATCTTTTGCTTTTACTTTTTTTGCATTATTGTAAGTGTTGATTCCTTTTAAAATTGTACCTAGTCCAACTTGCCCCCGCTGTACATCGCTTATCACTGAACCTATGCCATCTACTATACCACCAGGACCAAAAATAGATGTAGTACCTCCACCTAAAACTGATAATGGTGATGGTTCTAAATCATAATGTACCGTTGCAAATCCAGGAACGCCTCCTCCTTTTATTAATCCAGATCTATATAATACTGTTTCGTAAAATATTTCCATCGTGTTTTGCATAATACCTTGCCCGTCTGCTTGATCTAAATTGTCATGACTGAATGACCCTATTACTGGATTTATTAAGGAGAACGATGTAAATCTTTGTTTGTGCAAAACAAAAATATCTATTCCTCTTATGAGTGGTTTCTTACTAACCACTGCTGTGTCCATACCAAATTGTGTGTTCTTTATAGCATCTGCATTGTCATATAAAGTATCTTTGTTCATTGTTCGCATATTTGGATCTGTCACAATTGAGTCAGCAATATGATATTCATAATATGATTTCCAAAAAGCATTCACAGTATCAGCGTTGTCATCATGAAAAGTTATATTGACTGGTGAATATTGTATTCTCGTTGCCACATATGTTTTTTTGTTGTACTGCTGTTTCTCTTCTAAGTTCAAGTTATACTTAGGAAGGTCAATTGCTTTTACAAGCATATTAAGATCCAACATAACATTTTTGCCAAAATTTTTGTTTTGTAAAACTGTTGAGTCTATGTCAAATACTACATGGAATAAAAATTTATTTTTTGGTGCAAGTTTAAAATTGTCATCAAAATACAGACGCGATGCGTGTCTGTAATCTTTCATTCCTGGTAAACCAGAAGAGAATCCTTTTAAGAAATTGTTTATACTTGGCATACTGTATTTATAGTCACAAAAAAAGCGCCATAAAAGGCGCTTTCCTTGTATTATATTTGAAAATTATTATACTCCGCCACCTGTTGCAAGTGTGCCAAGAGTTCTAGTTACCGCACTACCAATTCCTGTTCCTTGTGGAGTTTGTACTGCGTTATCGTATCTGATAGCAAGTGTTATTGTTGCTGGATCAGATGTTGCGTATGCTAAAGTGTTGTAGTTAACAGACTCGACGTAAGCACCGTATAATTCAAACGTTTCTAATACGCCTGGTGCCGCCGCTCCATTACCACCGTCTAGCATTTCAATTCTAGTTGTAAATTTGTAATCTACGCCTGAAGAAGCAGATGCTTGTTCAAAGAAATCAAATTGTTTCTGTACTTGTTCACCAACTAATTTAGACACTGCGTTGTTTACGTCATCTCTAATTGTAAGTGTTATTGGTGCCCAAGTGTGTTTCCCTGCCATGTATACTCTTGAGTTATACACGTCTAAAGTAATTTGGTCAAAACTTAGATCTGGTCTTGTTACATCAACAACTTGTTTTGTAATTTCTGATCTAGGAGTAGATATACCAAAGTTTTCTAGTATCACTCTAAATCTGTATTGTAATTTCGGCATCAGCAAACCTTGGTTTGCGGCGCTCTGATCACTTGCTAGTGGTACTGTAAATTTTGATAATGTTGAAATTGCCATATTTTATCTTCCTCTCTATTTATTCTGGTTACGAACCAAGTTGTGATATCTCTCCAGTGTTTTTTAGTCTTAATGGTATGTAAATAAATTCAACCGATTTCACTGGTTCAATTGCTATATCAACATACAATTCATTTCTGTCTATTCTTGTTGGTGTGTTGTTTGTGGTATCACAAACTACCAAGAAGTCATAAAGTGCTCTTTGACCAACTAATTCTAGTAAGAATGATTCAACCGCTTGTTTGATTTCATTTCTTGTCAGTTCATCATTTGGTTCAAAAATAAATGGTTTACCTATTTTGTTTAATTGTGTTCTTAGGTAAACTGTCAATCTTGATACGTTGATTCTATCTAATGCACTTGTCATTGTTGGTGCAACTTTAGTTAGGTTACCGTAGTTAACAATACCTGCACCTGCAAAGAATGTAATTGGATTGATCTTCGCTGTGTGCATCGCATCTCTTAAACCTTCATTTACTGAAATTGTTTCGAACTCTCCGCTTGTTGAATCAATATATCCAACTGCTGTTGCGTTATCTACAACTCCACGTCTTGTTCCTGCTGGAGCGAACCATGGGAATGCCACGTTGTCGTTGTTTGCTAACACTCTCATTATCATATGAGATGGTGGTACAATGATTGATTTACCACTGTTGTCGCTTGTTCTTCCTGATGGATAAAACACGCCTAGGTATTCATCACTTGATACTAAACCTTTATCACCGTTATCAACTGCGCCTGCGTTGTTGTTAGACCAGTTAGATAATTCTGTTGCTGTTGAACCTAATCTAAATGGTGTGTCTCCAACAACAAATGCTGTGTAATTTCTATCAGCATTTAAGTTTAACATATTTGCAATCAATTCTGGATAACCAGGAGCCGCCATAACGTTGAATCCTCTTTGATCTTCTCTGATTGCTTGGTTAGTGTTTACTTCTGCTTTTAGTTGCTCAATAATAACTTTTCTTTGTGCTTTTCTACCCATGTTTGGAGAACCGTCAAGTTCGTTAGCAGACCTGTTTACCCATCTGTCTGGGAAATAAGTTGCAACAGACTCATTGCTCTGTCTAGTGTTACCTAAACCAGTTGATCCTGAACCTGGATATGCCGCAGTTGTTATGTAACTGTTTTTGTATTCTTTTACATTGTAACCGCTTCTTCTTGTATTATAAAGCAACATACCTTTTGGATATAATGCTGGATCTGGTGAATCAGGGTCTACAAAGTTATCACTTAAAAGATCTTTAATTGATCCTGCTGTTCCAACTCCGCCTGTTGTTGCTGAATCTGTTTTTCCATTTGTTGTGTGGAATCTTGCATCTGCAAAAACCACACCTGATTCAGTAGTTTGGTCTGTATTGTCTACAAGTTCCCAAGCAGGCTGATTAGTTGAATAACTTATTCCAGATACACTGTTTTTTACTGTAGATGTTGTGTTGTATCTGTAAAGTTTTGGATAATTTTCTAAATCGCTAGTGTCAACCCATAAGTCATTATCAACAAGTGCAGTTCCATCTGATTGTGTAGTTGGTTCTGTTGCACTAAATTGTGGACCATTTGGATCTGTACTAGCATACACATTTAAGTAGCCTTTGAAAGATGTTCCGTCGTGTGCTAAAATGTCTGCTTCTAAATTTGTGTCATACCAAAGTGTTCCATTTGCTGGTTCATTAGTCGGAGCAGTAGTTGATGCAACATATGATAATCTTTTCCAGTTAGATATTAATAGTGCATTGTTTGCCGTTGAGTCTAAAGTTTCGCCAGTTGGCACTTGATACAAGTTGTCAATTTTATTTGTTCTTGTTGTAGCGTAATCTCCGTATGCATCTGCATTACCTGAAGTAAAACCTGCATCTGCTAATGGAGTTCCTAAAGAATCAACCATTCTTATTT